TAATTTGATTTTACTCCATTATACGCCGAAACATTATATAACCCCTGATTTATATTTTTATTAAATGGGCCAACCGCATAAACTTTATATGGTATTAAATTTTGTTTTGATGCCACAATATCATGCGTGCTTGTCAAAGCATCTGATATAATTGTTTTATCGGGCGCGCGGGTTTCATCATACCATCTAATTTGATTGCGTTTTGCAAAGGTATTATAAATCATAATAAATCCTTATAAATTAAGCATATCTTTTGTCATAATATAATCTCGAACAAAATCTGAGCGAACAATATCTGCCCATTCAAAATTAACTATTTTGAAAAACCGCATTTGTTCAATAATAGATACAAATTGTAAAATGCCGTCTTTTTCATCTTTATATTTAAAATCGGTTTGTTTCGAATCACCGCTAAAAATTATTCGGCAATCATTGCCAACTCGAGTAATAACAGAATCCAATTCATGAAAATTAAGATTTTGCATTTCATCAACTACAATAATAGTATTATCAAAAGTTGCACCCCTAATATAAGAAGTGGTTTCAAATTCTAATTTCTTTTGAGTAACAAGCTTATTATATGCGCCGCCATATCCAAAGATTACGTCACAAATATGTTTATACGGCACTTTATATGGTTCTTCTTTTTCCTCTTTAGTTCCGGGTAAATGGCCAGCATCTCGGGTTGCAACCATAGATCTTAATATCATTACTTTACGATATTTATCTGGATTATTAAGCATTTCATAAAATGCAAAATATAGAGCTATAAAAGTTTTACCAGTGCCAGCTGATCCAGATAAGACTAGATTATACCCATCTTCCCAATGTTCAAAGGCTTTTGATTGCCGTTCGGTAATAGGGTTAAATGGTTCAAGTTCTGCCGCATGGACTTGTAGACTATTGCTTTTTTTCATAATTAAATTCTTACGTTGCTATTACGGCCCGAACCAGATTTTACTCGGCCCAAAACGTCTTTGAATCCATCTGGCGTTTTGTTTATAATATTACCAACACCGCTTACAATTTTTGGTGCAGATAATTTTTGAATTACATCAGGCATTTCATTCAAAATAAGTTGCAATTCTTCATATGAACATACTACATCCCATTCGTAGGCTGTGGCAGTGTCTCTCAGGGTGTACATAGGCATTAATCATCTATCTCTTTATCGCCCTCAATTCCAAATAAAACATTTTGATAAAATTCGTATATATCATCAAAAAGCTTATTGGAATTGAGGTATTGGGCTACATTATTTTTGTTATACAAATTATACTTATAATCTTCTGAAAGCGTTATATTTAATCCATCAGCATCCCAAATCATGGCTTGTAATAAAGATATTTTGTAATCTTTCATCATTCCAACTAATCTATCAATAAACAGCTTATGATTTTTATTACTAGCAATATTTATTTCGTCTATTTGATATTGCAATAAATTAATTAAATCTTCATAATAAGAATCTAGCTCGGTTTCTGGCATTTCTTTCAGAATTTTTCTTAGTCCACCTTTAAGCGGATAGCCGTGGATATCCTTATATAATTCTGAAACTTTAGTGAACAAATGTTTCGTCATTTTATACAACACCCCTTATTAATAATTGGTAATACTTCAGAATTATTTATAAGAAAGATAATAATAATTTAATTATTGATTTTTTTTGTCTTTGCATTTTTACGGCGAATTCTTCGGAATTTAGAATAAAGACGCACAGTTCGGTCAGTTATTATACGTTTTACATTTTTTCTTCTATGCCGTGCTGCTTCTGATTTTGCAATTCTTTCAGCTTTAGTCATGCTGCAATCTCCTTAAACCAATTTGGTGTTTCACGTTTAGACCAAGACATTTTAAATCTTGCTTGCTTAGTTTGATAGAATGCCCGATATGCCTCAACCGGATCGTTGAGAGCAATGCATTCTGGATTAGACGCCATAGCCAATTTAAATGGTGTACGTCCAATATCTGGTATTTTAGTAGGAGGTTTTACTAAAATATCTTTTAGCTTTGTTATACTGAGATGTTGTTTATTATAGCGATATTCAAATTCTTCGCCAAGCGCAATAAAGTGCTCATAATGCCAATTGTAATTATCTTTGGATTCTGCTGTCCATACTGTGCATGGATGATGATAATGAACTGCTTTATATAGCACATTATCCATATTATTGTTGGGGTGAAGGTAATGCCAAACCATGCGTTTGCCGGATTTTGATGGCCGTTTTTCAGCGTGACCATCTAGCATACGGTGCACGGTCGAAAGCATTTGTGCTGATTCTAAAATCATTTTAACAACATGCTTATCACATTGTTGTTGAGCAGCCTCAATTGGGCATTCAGATAATACAAATAAATTCATAATAATATCTCCAAGTTATATACTATATTACCACATTTAAAGTGGATTGTAAATAGCTTATTTCTTTTTTGCGATATTTTTTGTTTTTGTTTTAACCACAATTTTTTCTTTTTTTTGTAATTTTATTCTCATATTAAAATGGTTAGCGCATGCAAATTCGGTTTGTTTATCGGTCCAATTAAATTTTTTTGATATTCGAGATAACATTTTAATCCGAGTATCTGCAGCGCCATCCCACTTAGAAATAGCTTCCCAAAGAATTTTATCTATTTCTATCCAATTCATGTAATCTATAGCCATAATCTAATATTTTATACTTTCTAATGCGTTGTCACTAATTCGGTTTTCTTTGATGATATATAGGATTCAATATATTGTTTTTTCACTATGACCTTTTTAGCTAGGTCTTGCTTTCCTTCTTTTCTGAGTTCGTTTGCAAAAATTTCGAGTTGAGCTGAATCTTCTTGTAATCTTTTCAGTTGTTGCTCTAGCATCAGACTTCCTTTAAAGTGAAAAAACTGGCTCGTGCAAAGCACGGCCAGTTCAGTATTAATTAGTTGTTAATGTGAATAACATATGCATTTTATGAATCAGACAATAACCCTGGGAAGGCCTCCATTACTGTGTTGCGGGTAATACCTTTAATAGCTTTTTTTTGAATCATGTTTAATACAATCTCTGCATCTGCTGGGTGGATAGATTCCAATAATTGCACATATAGCTTTTCGCGTTTAGCTTTAAGCATGCTGTCGCCAGGACCGCCTTTTACAAAATATCGGAATTTACTATTTTGTCTGCTCAGAGACGATGGAATAGAGTCAATTTTATTTGCTTCATATGGCGGTATGCCAGATGGAATATTCCAAACAATATTTGAATCGTAAGATCCACGTAAAATATCTTTCAACGCCCACGATTCATGATTTTGTAAAATTTGAATCGTGTCGGCCTTTTTCTTTTCACGGGCCGCCGCGTGAATAATTTCATGAACTAATAGCATTTATTATATAAACTCCTGTACACTTTCTAATAACAATTTACATCGCTTCTGAATCAAATATGGGAAAACCTTTCCCCTATTACTTGAAGGGTTTTGGCTTTCATAATTATTTATAATTTCTTTAACGACAGAAATGGGCGTTTCAGTCAAATCTATAAGTTTTTTATTTCGCATGTAGTTTCTATATGCATCTGCACCCATCGCTGCTTCCAGATTATCTGCAGCAAGCCAAGTCTCAATTTTCTTTTTAGTTAGCGGGGTTTGCCTACGGCCTTCAACAAATACATTATCATCAGATAATACATTAGGGATGCCATCACTAGCGTCACCCTTAAAAATATGTTGAGCAAAATACAACCGCGGATTATCTTCTTTTACAAACTTTTTAGTCATTGGAGAATACTGACGAATATTCTCATATTTGTGCAATTGAATAAAATCTTTATCAGCAGAAATAATCATTACTGGCTCATGCTGACCAAACTCTTGTGTTCCTAAAGCAATATGAGCAATAGCGTCATCGGCTTCACAGCCTTCTTGATGAATTACTTTATATGGAAAATGATCACGAATTTCATCACGAATTAAATTAATAATCCGAAACGCTTCATTCCAATCAATTGTAGATTCTTCACGCGCATTTTTGCGTTTGAATTTATATTGTGGAAATGCATCTTTACGCCAATTACCTTTACCATCCGCCACAATAACAATTTCGCCATATTCTTTACCGAATTTTTGACGATACATTCTTATTGAATTAAGAATCATATGGCGAATAAGATTTTCATCTAAAGCTAACCGTTGCACAATAACATTACCAATAGCAACACCATTGAAATCAATTAAAATCATTATATACTCCCTATCGTTATATACTATTTTACACTATATTGATCGATAAGTAAACCCCCTAAAGGATTTATTTCATTTTTGCAGCAGCTTCTTGAACTTCGGCTACATCTATAATATTTTCACTTAATAAAATTTCTCTATTTCCAAGGTGATCGCGCTCAATATCAGCTTTATTTTGCCCAAAGTATTTTACTGCATGATGTTCATCAATTAAAATAGCTGCAGCCGTTGTATCACCAATAATAAAGTCACCAAGGATTCTCCCAAATTTGCCTTTCATATCTTCGCCATCTTTTGCGGCAAACGTTTTAAGGATACATTCTTTTTCAAGTAATTGTTTTAACCGATTTTTTGCGGCTATACCAAAAATTTTTTCAACTTTATCACTGGTTCGGGATTCCGGAGTGTCAATTCCCATAACACGGACGCGTTCGTTTTTTAACCAGATTCCGAATCCAAGATCAATATCAACGTCTACGGTATCTCCATCAACAACCTTTACTAGGTTTGCTTTATATTCATACATTTTTTAATCCTTTTTTTCTTTTAATACATGTTTGCGATGGATTTTGCCACCCACAAAGGCATTATAGTATTCATCGGGCTTTAATAACACATCCCGCACCATTTGTTCTCTCATTTCATAATACGAGCATTCACCCTTTGATATACATAATCGCAGTATTTCTCGTTTAAATCTATCTCTTCCCGAATTTTCAACAAGCAATTTAACTTCTTCACTTGAACCATAATAGTTTTGCCAATCAGATTGTGTTACTTTAACACGCTTTCTTTTATATCCTTTTAATGGCGCCAATCTTCGAGTAGACCATAGATTTTTTTTACCAACATATTTTTTATTATTTGTTAAATCAGTAATTAAATATACAAACCCGACGAAAGGCTTTATTTCCTCTTCCGTCGGGTTATATTCAATATCATTATAAAACCACATGTATTATCCTTTATTCGCATCGCGATAAATTTATTTATAATACATGTTAAGAGTTAATCTTCGGAGTCGTTTAGTTCATCAATCATTTCTGCTCGTATTTCGGTTCCACACATCGGGCAATGGTATGGATCATCATCGATATCGGTTGATATTACTACTTGTGTTTCAGTTTCACAAACATCACAGTCTAAATAAAAATATTTCATATTAGGCCTCACATGCTGCGCATTCAGTTGATATTACTCTTTTGCGGGTCAAAGATTGTGCTGCAGACATAGAAAAACTATAATATAAACTCTTAATACCCAATTCATGAGCATACAAATATAGCTGATTAATTTCCTTTACAGTCATATCTGGATCAAGCATTAGATTCAAGCTTTGACTTTGATCAATATATTCTTGACGGATTGCCGCTTGATCAATAATAGTATTTGGACTAATTTCAGAAAATGTTTTAAATACTGCTTTTTCATCATCAGTTAAAATATCGAGATGCTGAACAGATCCATCTGCATTACGGATTGCTTCCCATACTTCGGGTTTATCTTCATCTTTTTCTTGCAATAATTTTTCAAGATATGGATTCTTAATTGTTACTTTCATTTTAGCCAAATCTTTAACATAGCAATTACTAAATTCTGGCTCTATAGATTGAGATACTTGACCCAAAATAAAACTTGATGATTTAGTTGGAGCAACAGCCATTGTAGTAGTATTGCGCATACCATAGCCTTCAAGAAGTGGGGGTTCGCCTAAAACAATAGCCAATTCTTTTGAAGCTTCATAACTTCTTGTTCGCAATGTTTTTGCAATTTCAAGATTTAATTTGGCCGCGGCTGTGCCCTCAAAAGCAATCATATTAGACTGTAAATATGAATGCCAGCCAAGAATACCAGCGCCTAGTGCCCGGTGATTTTTTGCAAATTCCCTCGCACGAAGCAAATATGTCTGGCCTTCGGTCTTGCGAATAAATTCCTCACAGACAGTATCAAGGAACATAGTTAATGTTTCAATAGCATCTGTTTCTTTAATCTCATCCCAATGTAAAAGATTAAGTGATGATAATACACAAGTAAACGTTTCTTCATGTGAAGATGGCAAGGCAATTTCAGCACACATATTAGAAGCATATACGCGCAGATCTTTATCTTTATAAACTTGGGGCCGGCCATCATTTACATTATCGCTAAATAAAATATATGGGAAGCCAATCTCAGCTCGACGCTGCAAAACTTTTGCCCATAATCTGCGCTTTTCTGCATCACCGGCTTTCATTTCGCGAATAAACGCATCACTTACCGTAATACCTGTTGTAAGCCCTTGGATAGGATTACCTTCTGTACCAATGTCCAGAAACTCGTCAGCATCTGGGTGTTCAATGTCTTGGTATGCCGCAAAGAAACCACGGCGAACTGAACCTTGC